TGAACTCGGTTGCATTAGCAGGGAACTTATTATGATTATTTTCAAAATCCATTTTATTCTCCTCGATGAGTTTAGCAACCATATCAACTGGTGCTTTACCCATACGAGCAGATTGTGCTCCTTTTTCCGTTGGTTCAAATTTCAAGTTAGACTCTCTAGTGGTATCATTTGCCTGAATTTGGAAGTTATATTCAGCATCTGAATTGCCAACAACAACTCTACATGCAAGAGAATCCCATTCATTACCCTTTTTCAAATTGCATTTACATTCATAACTCCTGACATCAAAGTTGTAGTTATTATTCAATCCATCTTCACGAACATTCACTTCTTCAAACTTAGCAACTTTTCCAGATACTTTCTTTAGAGAAATACCCACCACTTTTCTCTCTTGATATAGTTTTCTTAGAACAGCATTCAATTCAAGAATAGTCTGAGAACCATTACCATCTATTGTTTTATCAATCAATCGCATAACGCCAGCTTCATCTTGAATACACCAAATGTCTGCTGGATTCCAAGTATCCTTTTTACTAATCCCAAACTTTTCTCTAGCTACCTTACTGATATAATCCATGAATCCACCATCACGATTGAATTCAGAAAATTTTGTTGGTGAAAATTCAGTAAACATTCTTTTAGACTGGGCAAAAAATACTTTCAACCATTCTTCTTCTACATTTGGATAGATGTCTTCAAGTTCTTTGTACTTAGCATCTAGTTTGATATCCGTCCAATCATCATATGATATATTATCGTTCAATACTCTACGAAAAATCCATGCAGATGCTCTTTCTTGCATGGCAGTTGTCTTAGCATCTGCTGCACCTGCGGATTTTTTATTACTAGCAATCCATCTAATTTTGTATTGACCCATTTGATAATCTAGAGTCGCTTTTCCTGCTCTGATTTTGATTTCTATATTTGAGCCTTGTGGTTTACTAAGAGTGTCTTCAATCTTTTCGATATTGTTTTCACCAGTTTTTATAGTCCAGAGCGATCTTGGATTTGGTCTCCATAGAGAGTCTGCAAAAAAATATTCTGGTTCTGGAATGTCTTTCACAGCAGCATCAAAGAGTCCGTTGATCTTCAAAGTCTTAGCTTTCTTCTTTGCGTCCGCTAAGGGCATGTTATACATCGTGGCAGGCATAAAAAAAAGGGGAAATATTTCCCCTGTATTTATTAGAGATCACCAGTTTTTCGGTTCTCAGAACGTTCAATACTGAAAGCACCTTCAGGATATCTAGAACTCAGTTTTTCAAAGTTCATTTGGATAACTTCTTCAATTGAAATATCAAGACCAATACATGCTTGAGAAACATACCACATGATATCACCTAGTTCACGTTTTAGATGAAATAGGTTTTCTTCATTCACTGGTTTACCTTGGAAGATAATTTTTTTCACAACCTCAGTAAACTCCCCAGCTTCAGCAGACATTCCTACAGCAGCAGTAAGCAATCGCTCGGTAGGAAATTCACTTTCGTGAAGTTGAACCAGACGTTGCCCAAAGTCATAGTAGTTTTTACTGGGCGGAGAAGTAGTAGAATCAACGAACCGTACATATTTTTCTAAATCAATCATACTTTAGATCAGCAAATGTGTTTTTTGTTTTGAATTTATCCAAGATTGTAGATCGTGGAATATCATCTTGTCCAGAATCTTGAATGTCACTCTGTGCAGACTGTTCTACATCATACAGCTTCATCTTCGCTCTGTCAATACCAATGCAAAATCTTTTGTTCACTGTAGGATCATTATATCGATTCTTCAGTTGTTTTACCATTAGTTGATTCATGCCCTCAAGTTCTTCAGTGCTAATAAGGGCAAACATAAGATCAGCAGTGGCAGGAAGACCAAAGGATTCACTAGTATCAGTAATGTCCACATCAGAGCTACCGTAACCTGCACGAGTGGTTTGTGTCGCAGAGACAATAGGAACATTATGCTCAACTGCCATACCCCTAAGTTCTTCTGCAATTGCTTTGACGTAGGTGTACGAGTTGACAAGAGATCCCTTGTACCGAGAAGATGCACATATATTGAGGTAATCAACAAATATAATATCAGGTCTAAAATCTCGCTTGAGAGAAAGATCACTAATAAGAGAATTGAAATGACCGACATGGGCAGATGCAGTTGGGTATTCTTTGATGATTAGTTTACCCTGTGTTTTCTTAGAAAGGTTATCAATCTTTTTATCAAACATGGGCTTTGGTAAAGATGAAAGATCCTGAATGTTTATATTCAAAAGATTTGCGTCGATACGTTCTGCAATTTTTTCTTCTGCCATTTCAAGAGTGATGTACAGTACGTTCTTACCTTGCAATAAAACAGAGCTGGCATGATGGCACATAAACAAAGACTTACCCACGCCAGTGCCTGCAAGAGCAATATTGAGAGTTTTATTAGGAAGTCCGCCTTTTGTAATTTTGTTGAAGAATTCCAGATCAAAAGGAATTTTCTGTTCGACTCTATGGTAGGAAGCAAATCGTTCGTCGGAGTCTGGGATGTAGTCGTGTCCGATATGAGTGTCGAATGAGACTCCCAATGCATCAGAGAGGATTTGGGGGATAGATCCTTTATCCTTCTTATCATCTTGCCCATCTGCAATTTTGATCGACTCCATAAGTGCCAAATATATAGCACGGTCTTGGCACCACTTTTCAGTAGTATCTATGATCCATTGTAACTCACTACGTTCATTAGTCAGTCTAGAAATAATTTGATTGGTATTCTTGTATTGTTCTTCACTCAAATCATTTCGATTTTGGATTTCAATTACAAGAATTTCTTTTGTGATTACTGAGTTGTATACTCCCAGATATTGTTGAATCTCTGAGAAGATAATCCCATATTCTTTGTTAGTAAAATATTCTACCTTGAGAAATGGAAGAACTTTACGATTATAATCTTCCTGCGAAAGGAGATTATTGATGATAAGTTCTTCGATGTTCATAGGTAGTGTAGATAAGATCCTAAAATATACTTGTGATTAGATTCTACTGGTAGTCCAGCATGACGCCATTGCCAGGTTGAGGGGAAAATTAGTATCTTCCCTTCTTCAGGTTTTACTTTGCGTTGCAACAATGGGAAATAAGTTTCACCACCAACACTAACGTTGTTCAAGTATAGCATAACTACAAGGAACCGTCTAGCAGATTGATAGTCTTGAACATCAACATGTTCTCTAAATTGATCTGGAGTACGATGACGATACTTCTTGATTCTAAATTGTTCAAAACAATACTTAGCAGGAAAATCATATCCACATTGCAGATCTTCCATATAGAGTTTCACTATATCGATGAAGTACTGTTGTATTTGTCCTTGAATTTCATCATACTGAACTTCAGTTCTATGTTCTGTAATATTGAATTCAGTCCATCTAGGACGACATTCACGGTCAACTTCTATTTTACGTTCTTCCATTTCGAACGTATTGATAATATGAGAACATAGAATTGAAGGAACTATATTCTCATACTCTCTGATGTATCCATCAAGCGTCGTTACCATACCTAAACTCCTTAGCGGCACATTCATCAAGAGCTTGCATTATGTCTGGCGTGAAATACTTCTCAGGATCACTGAGAATAGATTTAGGATAAACAGAAGATTCACCAATCTTATAACGGTTTCCAACACGTTCGAAGACTCCGTACTTCTCACCCAATTCCAATAATCCATAATACTGGTCCAATCCACGATCGTAATAAAGTCTAGTTTCAATTTGACTATTCTCCTTTGTTAGACGGGACTTATGTGCCTTACATTTTATGATGTTACCTACAACTTCTTTGCCATCTTTTTCTTTTGATTTGGACAAATAAATGATAGTGCTGGCAGCATATTTTAGACCACTACCTCCACCCATGTCTTTAGTTGGAATATAAGCACCTACCACGTCATAAGTGTGGTTTGTTACCAGCATAGGAATGTTTGCTTTACCAAGTTTCAATGTAAGAACTCTGAAGATCGCCTTCACTACCTGGGCACGAGTCATATCGCGTGTTTCTTTTCCTTCAGAGGAATCTTCTATTTCTTTTGTTGTAGAAAGCATACCAAGAGAATCCAAAACAAACATCAATGGTTGACGCTTATCTTTGGGTTGTTCTAGATATTTATCTAGAATTCTCAATGCTTGTGTGCGAAACTCTTGTACTGTAGTAACAGGTACAATTACCATTCGTTTTGAATCAATACCTCGGTCTTCAATCATAGAACGAGTAATTGCAGACTCAGATTCAAAATATATTACACCAGCCTCAGGGTTATGCTCAAGGAAATGCTGAACAATGCCAAGACAAAAGAAAGTTTTGCCAGTGCTTGACTCACCTGCAATAGCAGTAATTTTGTTTCCTGGGACACCTCCATAAATGCTACCGCTAACCAGAGCATTGAAGATATAACTACCAGTATCAATGAAGCACTCAGTATCACCCGCGGCCACTCCATCGGATACAAGAGAAGCGTACTCATTATCAATCTCCTTGACTACATCCTGTAGAAAATTCACTCTTTTACCTCCAAAATAGTTGTGATGTAATTAGAACGTTTCATGGCACGTTCGAACCATTGAGCATCAGTCAAACTTTCAAACTCTTTTTCTTCTCTTGGGGAAAACCCAAATGCTTTTTGATAAGAGACAATAAATTTTGTTGTCATGCAAATAGAAACTCCAACGTGGAAAGTTTTTCAGACTTCCATCCGATTGTATCTAAGATAACTTCCAATGGTTTTAGAAAACTATTAGCAAATTGTAAGTCATAGTCGATGTTTTTGTCAAGCTCTAACTCTAGTGGAAACTGTCCCATGAAAGAAATAACATTCTCTCCAATTTTATTTGGTTTCTTCAAATAAATAAACTTTATCTTATCGCCATCTTGTATAAGAGGATATTTGTGAGTCAGTTTGTTTTTCTTGATATGGAAATTATATAGTAAGGATCCTCGTGTATGAATAGGGGTGGACTTGGTGTAGATAGTTGCTGGACTTGACCACTTATTCATACCATTACATCCACGAGGAAATGAAATGTCTTCGATGGGGAGAGAATTGAACTCATTCCTAAAAGTAGAAATGAACTCTTGCACATCCACTTCAGTTCCATTCATAATAACATTTAGAGCGTCCTTGATTTTCTGACGACATGGACCTGGTGTAGATGATTTGACTGCTTCAATACCCATGATCTTTAGTTTGGGTTCAGTGAATCGAACACCTTCAATATCCCAAGCATTTAGGATATATCTTTTCTTGGCAGTCCAGATACCTTTATCGGCAATTGTCTCACGTTTCATTTGCATTTTTTGGTCGTAAGCATTTACATATTCCGCCAATTCCTGGTAGCAACTCTCAATATACTTCTCAAGTTCCAACTTACAGATCTTATCAAGGAATGAAACAATGACTTCAGTAGTCTTCTCTCTTCCTTTGTATACACTTTCAACCAGAGGACCCAAATTGAGGTAGATAGAATCAGTGTCAGCAGCAATAACATAATCTTCTCCGTCAGTTTTTAGAATTTTATTGAGATAGGCATTCATCTTATTCTCAATCCAGCGAATAGAGACCTGACCGCTGAGTGTAATCGCCTCTGCGTTTGCCAGGTTATAGTACCTAAAGTATTGGTTTCCGATGGCACCATATGCTGAGTTGAGTTGTATCTTTCGTGCCATTTGGATGTTGTTGCATCTTGAGATATCTTTTTGAAGTGCCATGGCTTCTGATGGTGTGGTGGCAAGCTCAAGATTTTGCTTAGCGTGTAGCATTCTTTTTTTGTAAATGGTCCGTTCATCGTAAATCCTTTGCATTATTTCAGGGAGAAACCCATGTATATCTTTTCGGTACTGGGCACCATTAGCACATACACAATATTCACTTGGTATGTCTATTTCCTGATTGAGAATTCTATCAACTGTTGCTGATGGATGTCTCTTATCTACAAGAGTTTCTGGAGATATATTATACTGCATAATTAGATGCGGGTAAAGACTATTCAAGTCAAAACTCACTACCCAATCATACATTCCAGGGCGAGGTTCTTTCACATACGCCCCTGCATACTGTTCGTCTTTCTTTGATCCTTTCAGTGGAGGAACAACTAAGTTACGTTCTTTCAAATAATTATAAATGAGAGTATCCCACATGCGAACTTGTGAGTATACATCCTCAAAATTTACCTTAGCATCATATGCCATAGTAACTGCAAGTTCTAGAAGTTTCATTTTATCTTCTAGGCGATCAACAAGTTCAACGTCAATCACGTTATATTCAACAAACTTCTGCCAACCTTGAGTATAGAAATCTTTGAATGTATCAAACTCTGAGTGATCTAATTTTCTTTGACCCAACTCAACATTGGCAATATGATCTAGACGATAAGATTCTTGATTTGTGTAGGTAAACTTTCTATAAAGATCTAGGTAATCTAGAATAGAAATACCTACGAGTTGATACGCAAGATTCTTTCTACCTTGAATTACAATCTCACGTTCATTTACTTTGTTCCATGGAGATAACGATTTCATCCACTTAGAACCAAGCACTCTATCGATACGACGACAAATATACGGGATGTCATACAAATTACAATTCCACCCCGTGATAACATCTGGAGTATTATCAACCCACCAAGAAATAAAGTTAGATAGGAGTTCATGCTCAGTCCAAAAGACTTTGTATGTAACTCCATCAGGAGGATTACACTCTCTTGTTCCCCAGGTGATAACTTCTTTAGTCATCATATTCTTCACTGTAATCAAAAGAATTTCTTCTGATACGTTATAAACATCTGGGAAACCATTTTCAGACGCAACTTCGATGTCAATAGTCAAGATATTCATCTTTGACATGTCATAATCAATCTCGCCTTTGAACTGATCAGCAATAAATTGATAGACATATCGTTCATATCCGTGGACTTCAACGCCCTGAACATCTTGATATTTTGTTATTAGTTCCCTTGCTTCACGAGGAGATTCAAACTTGATTGGTTTGACATACTTACCTGTAAGTGTCTTATACTTTTCTGTTTTATTAGAAGTAATAAAGAGTGTTGGAGAAAAGTGAGTACGAGTTTGTACTTTACATCCATTTTCATATCCACGATACAAAATGGTATCGCCAATCAACTCAATATTTGTATAAAAACTCATGAGGGTTCGTTTGATTCTTTTTCCAAATACAGTTCTAGGACTGCTTTATTCGGATCTACTATAGTAAAGATTGATTCAGATGTCAAGAACAAATCTCGTTGTTTACTGTAACGAGGATATGGTTCCATATCTTCGTCAAGAATTTTGTAGCATTTTTCAACTAGAACTGATGGTTCTTCATCTAGTTCGGTAACTCTTCCAATTAGATAATCATTCAGACTGCCGTTCTTCAGAAGAAGAATTTTCACGTTGTCCATTTTGTGCCTCCGTCAATTCATTGTATTTCTTCATTACTGCTTCATGTGGATCATACACAGCAACGACTTCATCAAACCTAATAATCACAGATGGTTGTGCAGAAAGCGGCATCCATGGTTGAAAATATAATTCAGGTTCGCTAATTTTTGTAATCTTTTTATAAGATTCTTCTGCAGTAATTGCTAGAACTTGAATTGTATATGGCAAATTGAATTGCCACCCAACTGGTGTTTGTTGTTCTTCATCTGTTTTAGTAAATACAGCTTGAACATCAGAGATTACATCTTCACCGTTTCTTAGTCTGGCGATTCTTACGCTCATAATACCTCCTTTCAATTTCAATAACAGACTCTTTGATAATATCTTTTAGAACCCTATCATTAGGAATTCCATATGCATCAGACAATGTTCTCGCATATGCAAGAACTTCATCAGAATAAGAAATTGGTACTTCAACAGTAATCAAATCAGACTCTGAGTCATATCCACTAGGGCAACAGTTTACATAAACATTCATGTTATACACTCCCAACTCAATATGTATAATACTAAAAAAGGGGTTAGATGTCAACCCCCTCATCTCTTTTCTTTACTTGTTTCGCACTCCAAGCAATCAGTGCCATAAGGGCAAAGTAAAATAGATAATCATCTA